TTCTCTACCAGTCCATTGTGTTTGCCATTCATTCCAAACTGTACCTGTTACACCAGCAGCATCTGCAAGTGTATTTACAACATCAAATAAACCTTGATTATCTACAATAAGATCAGGTCTTGTTTCTGTATCTTTCCATTCATCTTGTGATGGAGTAAGATCGATATCACCAACCCATTGGAATACATCATATGGATTTACATTCTCAACACCAGATGCATAAGGTTGATCGATTAAAGCACTATGAGTATATGGTAATGAAAGAACATCACCAGTTTTAACAAATCCAGTTGAAGTGCCAGTATCTAAACTTAGTCTAACATTACCTTCATAAAATTGTGGTCTTGCTTCACCAGCTTCAGCATCAATTGAGATGTGATAATCTGGATCAGAAGGATTACCAACATTATGACCATAGAAAGGATCAACTACGAAACCATTCTTAAATCTATCAACATTATTTGAATCTAAGATTTGTAAGTCAGCTGTTTCTTTTTCAAGTAATGAAAGTGAAGTATAATATTCTAAGTTATTAATTCTCTTTTCAAGTCTACCAATATCACGCATTGTATAACGTTTGTTATCAATAAATTCTGGTGTGACATCTGTTGTACTAAATGTATAAGCACCAAGAGATAGATTGTAAATAACCATACCTTCATCAGGATCAGAAGGTTTAGAAGGATTAGCTGCAGCTACACCTTCAATAACTTTGAAATTACCTTTTGGATCGACATAAATTTTATCAATACGTGGGAGATAATATCTGAAATCCATTAACATGTTAGATGCGATCTTCGGAATCTCAACACGTGATGCGCCTGATTGATTAGCACCACCAGCATTTACAAATGAAGTACCATCATCTCTTACTCTTGGTCTAAAGTCTAATACATCTCTTAATTGAATAGTATCACCATTTAAATTATATGTTGATATATCTGCATAATCTACTTGACCATTATATGAATCAACTGAGAAATAATCACCAGCACCATGTGAGAAATAATCAAATACAACTTTGATTTGACCAAGTGGAGCTGCAAATCCAGCTTTTAATTTAATACGACCAATATCATAGAAGTTATCACGTTGACCGTTATCTAATTCATATCTTTCTGTAATATCTAAATCAGATGTAGTAGCTGCTGTATTTGTATCTTCAGAATCATAAACACCAACCAAGCGATAGATATCAGCTTTAACTAAAGAATCAAATCCATTTGTTACAGTATTTGGATTTGAGATATCTGTTTCATGATTAGTGTTTAATGTTTTCTGTTTTTCTTGATTTACTCGTTTTACTAATGTAGCAATAATATTAATACTTTCACCAGTCAATCCAGCACCTGTTAAGTCAATATTTAAGTTAACATTATTTGTACCTGATATAGAAAGTCTAGCTGCGCCACCACTACCGTCAGTTTGTGACATATCATATATGTTTCCAGCATCATCTGATACTGTATAATCGATTGCAGAATATGGAGCTTGGAAAGATTCTTCTGTTCCACATGTAATTGTTGCTGTACCTGATGATAATGTAGTTTCATATACACGACGTATTGTCATTGTAGTATCGATTGAATCATCAGAAGCACGAATAGTTTCTACTACTGAATATGGTAATTCGAATAATAAATTATTTGTGCTAGTACTAAATAATTGTGCATTAGAGCTACCATCTAAAACTGTTGAAGATGTAAAGTCACCACTAGCATAGTTATTTAAACGAATTTCATCTACTGAAGTAAATACATTTGGTGATGTCATTTGAATATCAAATAGATATAATTTATATTGTGCACCTGTTGTACCAACTGTACCGCTATGATGTTCGAATGCTCTTGCTCTTGCAGTACCAATACTGCTTGATGCATCTCTTAAATCTAATAATTCGAAATCACTTACATTTGGAAAATTAACAACATTATCAATAAGAGTATAATTACCAAGAGTAAATGGAATTACAGAATTAATTACTTGTTCTGTTTCACGAGCTTTATTTACATCAACAAATGTTGTTGCTAATGTTTCAATCTCATATCCACGAACGTATGCTTTACCTGGTTCAAATCCAACTGCGAGTTTAGATTCTTGTCCATCAGGTGCATCGTAAATACCTCTGTTATTTCCATCTTTAAGATGTTCACGTACATCAATATTAAATGGACGAACTGTATAATTACCTGATTCATCATAAGTACGTCTTGCAAGTGTATCTTCAAGTACTGCGTAATCTGTTGAACGTACATGTTTTGTAATTCTTCCTGATTCAATACGAAGTAATTCGATGAAGTTATCATCATCGGTATCAGTTAAACCTTTTGAATCAAGTGTTAATGTAATCTTATAACGATGAGCACCTGGAGCTGCATAGTTAGGTGCGCCATTTGCATTATCATTTAATGTAGCATCAGAAGTAGAATCAATAGTTTCTTCTGAAATAGTTAAACCAACTCTTGCACTTGGTGCAGTTGCATATTTAGATAATACTAATGTTTGTGATGTGACATAAGCAAATACACCTGAAACATAATAAACACCAGCTTGAATATTAGCTGCTGAACCAAATCCAATCGGAGTTTCAGTAGAAGCTTGAATTGTTGCTTGTCTATTTGGAGTGCCATCAGATGTAATATCTTCGGCAGCAGCAAATGTTTTAGTTGTCTTATCTGTACCAGAATCAATATACTTAACAAATAAAGTAATAGGATCACCGCTTGTTGTACGAGCAACTGTTCCTACACATTTTGCTCTAACACCAGTTGTATTACCAACAAGAGTTGTACCTAAAAATTCTTCTCTATATGTTTCAACATCTGTTGAATTCCAGCTATCTTCGACTTTAACAAAACCATATTCTTGGTCAACTGCTGTTTGACCTGGAATAATCATAGCACCATCTTCAAATACATGATCACCAAAAGAACTAATTTGATTTTGAAGAGTAGTTTGTAATTGAGTTAATTCTCTTGCTTGAACTGCAACAGAAGGTCTAAATAAAATACGATAGTATTTTTGTTGAGGTGTTAAACCATCTGAACCTGCTTGTTCAAAATCATCAAAGTATGGGTCATTATTGAAGTTAATAGCCATGTTTTATCTCTAAAATTCTAATACTAATTTAACGTCTTCAATCTGATCAGCAGCTCTTGTAACAGCAGCTCTATTTTCGATATAAAGAACTTCACCTGAAAACTTTTCAACTTCAGGATCTACTAAACTATCTATAGTAGCAGATACCGAGCCGGCAGAAATTGTTTCGCCAGATTGAAATGCTTCGAATCCAGTATCTGATTCTTGGTGATAACGAATTGTACCTGTATCAGTATCGATTGAATCAATATATGCAACCGCACCAGAAGTTCCACCAGTAATTGTACCATCTACTGTAAATGAACCACCTGAAATACCAGTATAAGTTAATTGATCTGTAGCAATAAGTGTAGTTGCTGTTGCTGTAGTAGTTGTACCATAATTAACAGGATTCAAAACCATACCAAGTTGACGATAATCATTATCAACTGGGAAATCTCCTGAACCATCTTCACCGTCTAATTGAACATTAATCATTGTGAAGAAACCACCAAGCTCATTTACAGGATCTGATCCATGACCACCAGGTGGAGAAATAACTACACGTGCTGCAGCATTTGAACCACCACCACCAGTAAATGTAACAACTGCTTGATTATAACCTGAACCGATTGTATTAATTTCAATCTCTGTTACTGCACCAGCAGAAACTGTTGCTGTAGCTGTAGCACCATTACCATCACCATCAATCGTTACTGTAGGAGCTGATGTATAACCAGTACCACCATTTGTAATACGAATACGATGAATAGCACCATCTACTGCATTATCTTGTACGTCCCATTGTAATGAACCATCATCTGATTCAAGAGTTGTAATAGGAATAAACGTATTTGTTAAGAATCTTGAAGTTTGAATACCTGTAAGAGTGTACATATATTTCCAAATGTAACCGTCGGCAGTTTCGGCATTTGCATAAGTAGTTGTACCTTCAGGTTTTACAACAGAAGCACCTGATCCAGCTTGTAAACATTTATATACATTAAACGCATCAGTAATTACGTAATATTGTTTTGTAGTTAATGCTGAATCTTGGTCATCATACTCTGCGTATGTTGTACCAGAAGTCCAGTTATATCTTGTAACTGCTGATGTCACATCTGATCCTGCAACTTTTTTCATTGCAACCATCTTTTGCTGTGCACCGTATTGATCATTTTCAGAATCAACTGGTGTTGCAATTGCTGTATCAGATGAAGGCCATTCTTGAGACCTTCCAATAAAGAAATACATCGAGTCGCTAGATACGCTACTGATGAAGTTATTTGCGTTATTAATACGCATTCTTTGGGTAATAATTGCTGCCATTTTAAAATATCACTCCGTTTATATTCTAGTATTATTTATACGTTATGGGCCAGTGGTTGTAATGTTAATTTCACTATCAATTGATTTATTTAACTTACCGCCAGCGATTGCTTCAGAGATTACATAATCTCCGTAATCTGAATTTGGTTGTTCAGATTGAAATTTAAATTGATCTATATGTTGCCATGTAGGACCAACTGCGTACAATGGTTGAGAAATAATCTCGAAATTTAATTCAATTGTACTAAAGATTGTTATTGGTACATTTACAACAGGACCAATAACTGGTGTTGGAATATCAAGTGCTGCTTGTCTTCCAGGTTGTGTAGTTGACATAACCTTCGAAGCATTTGAAAAGATTGTTACTTGTCCAAAGAAAGCAAAACCTGCAGGATGTAATAATCTTTTTACTACATCTCTCCAATAATCGATTGTTTGACCAGTTTTAATTACATATGAAAATGATTGGTAATATTTAGAGTCTTGAATATATTTCTTAACTGATAATTTACCATCATCATTTGTCCAACGACTATTTGCTGCATCCCATTTACCATCTGAAGGTTTAAGAATATCTACTCTTGGAAAAAATAATTCTACTTCATCTGTAAAAGCAAGATTAAACAATGCTTGATAAGATGGAATCGAACCTTTTGACAAATAGATGTCTACAACATTCTTATATAATTTTCTACGATCTGATTGAATATTTTCTGGAATACTTACTGCAATTTCTCTTTGTAAATATTCTAAGAAATCATCAGATGCTTTATCTAAATCACGATATTCCATAAGTGTATTTAAAATGTGAGCAGGATTATCATCTTGCTCTAACCATTTGAAATACGCATCAAGGAATGCTACTATTTCAGGTTTTTCTGAAATAATATATTCAGGTAATATATCGTATAGTTCGTGAGATGCTTGCATTATCCTTCGTGTCTCGGTACTGTTTCATATCCGATACCAGCAACTGTACCACCAGTAGCAATCGTATCAATTTGTGGTGTTACTGTTACATTATTCATATCGATTTGTAATAATTGATTACGTTTAGGTGCAATATCATTTGAATTTGGTGAAGCAGTAATTTCTATATATGAACCACTGTATGCTTCAGGATTAAATGAATTT